TGACTGGGTAAGAAAGTTAAGAAATTTAAATAAGCTTAATAAACTTAATAGTACTTACATAGAAGGAATTTTAACCTCTCAAGAAGATGGTGTATTTTATCCAAACTGGTTCATGCATCGAACAATTAGTGGTAGGTTGGGATCGAATTTACAGCAATTACCTCGACCTAAAGAAGATGGACAATTAGATGAAAAAGTTTTGAAGTATAATAATTTAGTTAGAACTTTTTTTATTTCCAGTGAAGGTTATAAGTTTTTAGATGCAGACTATGTGAGTTTAGAGCCTCATATATTTGCTCACGTATCTAATGATAAGGGATTAAAAGATATTTTTATTAATAAGCATGATTTCTACTCTACTATAGCTATAAAAACAGAAAAACTACAAGGTATTAGTGCAAATCCTACTGACAGTAATTATTTAGGATTAGTAGATAAGTCTAAAAGACAAAATACAAAAGCATATAGTTTAGGAATTCCATATGGCTTAGGTGACTTTGGATTAAGCAAACAATTAGACATATCTCAAGAAGATGCTCAAGGTTTAATAGATGATTATTTAACCGCATTTCCAGATTTAAAAAAGTGGATGGATAAGTCGTTAGACGACTGTGTTACTTATGGATTTATAAGATCTGAGGCTGGAAGGATTAGACATATGGCTTCTGCTCCAAAAATATTCTATACTCATGGTATTGAAATATTAGATTCGTTGAAACTATGGAAAAAATATCATTCTAGTATTAGTAAGTATTCTCAGATGAAATACTTATCTAAGACTTTAAAAAACTATATCAATAACTCTAGAAATTTTCAAATACAGAGTTTAGCGGCATCTATAGTAAATAGAGCATGTATAGCAATTACTAACGAACTAAGAAGAAAAAATATTGATGGATATGTATGCGCTCAAATTCACGATCAGGTGATTGTTAGAATAAATGAAAAAGATGCTAAACGGTTTGCAAAATCCATGCAATATATAATGGAAAACAATTACAAAATATCGTTAGAATTAAGTGCTCCTGTTAATATCTCAAAGGATTTTTATGAAGGACATTAAAAGAAATGTGAAAGAAAAGGTAGTTTGTCTAGACCTAGACGATGCTATCGTAGGGTTTTTACCAATGTTATGCTTGATATACAACAAGCTAAATGGTACTTGCATAGCTCCTATGGACTTTAAAGAGTATGATTTAGAGATTTTAGAAATGAAGGATGCAAACGGTAATGTAGTTTTAGGTAAAGGGATAAAAGACATATTTAAGGAGTTTGAGGATCATGGTTTGTATGCAAGCTTAGACGTATTGCCAGAAGCTTCTCATGCTTTAAATCTAATTAAAAAGCTTGGATATAAGATATTTTTTATAACTGCCAGAGAAGAGAGATTTGAGAAACAGACTAAATTAAACCTACTTAAAAATCATATCGAATATGATAGGTTATTTTTTGTCAAGTCCTGCGATAAGGCAAAGATAATAAGAAAGATCGCTAAGGAGTATCAAGTCATTATGTTCTTTGACGATAGACTGTCTACTGTAGTCGATGTTTTTGAGAACACTAATACTAAACATGTTTTTTTGAAAGAAATGCCTCATAACAAACATCAAGAAATAGATGCTGGAATAATACGAGTAAGCGGCTTATTCGATACTGTCAGATATTTAAAAGATGTAAACTCTACAAAGGAATCATAAATGAAAATCACCATATCTGATGATATTTATAAAGAGATAATTGAGTTTGCCACTGCTAGAACTGCCGGCTCAAGCGGCTTATACGCCTATAGAGGTGAGAAAAACTCAAATAAAGTAGTAGAGGATATAATAGTTGGTGCGCTTGGAGAGTACGCTATATACTTGTTTTTAACATCTAGTAAGCTTAAGTGTACAAAACCAGACTACACTATACATGAAAAAGGTAAGAAATCGTTTGGAGCTGATCTGATATGTGAGCATTATAATGTGCATGTTAAGTCACAATCGGTAAAATCGTCCAAATTGTATGGTAATAGCTGGCTGTTTCAGCGTAGTGATAAGTTGGTTAGTGCTCCTAAAGACTGCGATGTACTGGCGTTTACGTGTGTTGATATAGATAGCAAGGAGGTTACGGTTTTAGGGTTTACGTTTGCGACTGATATAAAGAATAATAATTTGTGGGAGGAATGTAAGGTTCCGTCATATAGGAATACTAAGGTCGCTTTGTACTTGAAGAGCTTTGAGAATCATGATATAATAAAACATAATTTGGAGGGAAAGAAAATGAAAAAAATTAAGATGGTGAAACATTCTCTGGAAATCCAGTAGAAACGGAAGAGTTGGAGAAGTTTAGAGAAGACTTTCAGACTGGGTATGATGCTATTATAGCTGAGTTTAGTTCTGATATGAAATTAGTTCATGAGAAAGTAGATAAATTGGCTGATGATTTGGCAAAAAAATACAAAACTATCATAGAAGTTGACTTTCCTAAGTCTATTAAGGCTACAAAACAACTAGTGGAGAAGTATGGTCAGTATATGGTATCTACGCATGTTGAGACTGGAGAGCTTATTTTTGTGGTGTTAGATATGGGTATTAATTAAATAAAGGAGTTGAACATGTTGCAAGAAATAAATAATAAGATTAAGTCAATGAATCAAACTATTAATAGCTTGATAAGCTTTATAAAGTCCTTAGCGGAGAGAATTGAGAAGTTGGAGAATAAATTAAAGGAGGAATAATGTTTGATAATTTTAAAAAAGACATAGAGGATCTTAAGAAAGAGTTGAAAGAATTGAAGAAACTTTTAAACGAGTATAAGTCAGAGATTAAAAAAGTTAATGGAAGAGTAGATGTTATAACAGAAATAATGAAAAAACAAAGGAGCAAGAAATGAAGAAAATAGAGGTTACGCATTATATTAAAGATGGTTATGATGAGCTAGATTTTGAAGCTACATTAAAGTGTAAGGATATGTTGTTAGCTCTGTACGATGTTAGAATGGAGATATTTAGACCACATAGAAAACATGGTTACGGAAATACCAAGATACAAGATTTAATAAATTCTCTAGGAGAAGACGATAATAAAGCTTTGGAGCTTATCTCGTTATTAGAAGAAATGTTTAATGAAATATTGGAAAATCATGGATTAGACATAGAAAGACTGTGTTATTAGGAGAGTAAAATGAAAAGAGTTTTAAAAAGAGAATGTGCCTATGTTAGTCCTAGATCAAATCTAGCTATATTAATACTATTTGTATATTTTTCAAACGATGAGTATACGGACGTTAAAGGTACTATTTTCAATACAGATAATGGTCAAATTTATGAAATGTGTGGTAGATATACACTATACCATAATCTTATTCAAGATTGGGTTCTAATGCCTGCAAGTGTACTATCTCAATTTGAACTGCCATAAGATGTTCACCTTTTTCTGACGGTAATTTTCTACTTGCCATTTCCACTAGATACTTATCATCTGCATTTAAATTTAATGCTTTGTATGGTGGATTATCTCCAAAAAACTTTGGCAAAAAAAGTAAGTCTATTAAAGGTTTTTCTATATTAGATATATCATGCATTTTAGAGCTTATCTTATTATCAAGCGTATAGAATACTTCTCTAGGATAATAGAATGTCAAATCTAGTTTGTAAACATGTATTTCTGGATTGAAATATTCTCGTAATTCTTTTAATTTAGTTTGTATTCTACTTTCTGATATTAAGTGTAATATATCAGATTTGTACTGTTCATAGTAGGCGGTTAAATATCTGGTATCTCGGCAGTGCACTTTATTAATGCTTAGAGGTTCTAGATGTATGAAGATAATATGTTTCATTATTTTTTATTCAATATATCTTTATTATTTTTATGTCTTTCTGATACTTCTTTTATTTTTTTCCAAAGTGGATCTGCTGCATTTTCAGGAGCACTTTTATCTTTTCTTAATTCTCTTATTTTTGTTAATATAACCTCCACTGAGTTTTCAGTGTCATCTACATCTTTTTCTTGAACAATTTTTTGAGTAATTTGTTTTGCTCCAGATCCATACTTTTGTTTTAGTAAGCTTTTTATGTATTCTTCTTTTTTATAGTCTTCCATTTTATACTCCTGTATATTTTATTATTTGAATTACTGTTAATACAATTGCACCAATAGCACCAAATCCAAGAACAATGCGCCAAACATACGATAGAAATATTTTCGGTTCTTCAAGTGAAGATAGTCGTGAATTGAAATGATCTTTTAATAACTCATTTGAATGTTCTAATTCGTCACATCTAGTCATGTGAATATCTAGATTACGGTCGATGGCTTCTAATCTTCTTCCATGTGATTGTTTTAGATCTTCTATCTTGTCTAAAATCAGATCTAGTTTATCTGTCACCTTTATACTCCTTTATCAGCGATTGTAATTCACATAATTTTTCGTGCATTTCTAGCTGTTTTTTAGCCATTAACGTATATAATGTTGTCATACGATTATTTCTATTATTTCCACATTTTGCAAGTATTTGACTTAACTCATCTTGAAATGATTGTAAATGAGGATGCTTTTCTATAAGATCCTTAATATCTTGATTTGCTTGTTTGATTACATTAAAGTCTATCATAGTTTTATCCTTTTGTCAACGCTATACAAGCTCAATATGTGGAAAGTCTTTGAAGCTAAAACTTCTTCCTAAACGAATTTTTATGCCTCTTTCATCAGCTAATTTTTGCACAATATCTAACATTTCATTAAATCTGTCTATATTATTCCAGTCAATGGGATACGGAGCTATATCAATTGCCCTAGATGGTAGGCAATTATGCTTAGAATTAGGGAATTTAAGCTTAGATTTGCCATTTTTAAAGGCTTCGTTTTGTTCGGCTTCGCCTCTGTGTGTGCATAAAACAGTAATATCAACTATTTCGCACAGGGCGTTTATTAGCACTATTAGCGAAGGATCTGCTAATGCAAGTCTTTTTTTGCCTGTAGCACTTAATGGATATTTCATGTTATTTACCTTCTATAGATATATTATACCATTCTTTATATACTTCTTTTATTACTATAACTGCTTCTTCATATGTCCTATACAGTCCAAAAGAAACCTCTAATCCGTATGTTTTTATACGAGCTTCAAATCTATTACAGTCTTTTCTTAGTCTTATACCTCTTATTTTTGATCCATATTTGTGAAGTTCATTCTTATTCTTAGAAACTATCTCTAAGTTTGACAGTTTATTATTACTTTTTATACTATCTATATGATTTACTTCCCCATCTATACTAGTGAAATAAGTCATATGCATAAGCTTATGAACTGCTTTATTTATAGATTTTAGGTCATTATTCTTCAATGATACGTAGCTATATCCATTAGTAGTATTAGTATTGATTCTTCTAATACCTTTTGTACGAATATTACGTATTCTTCCTAATGTGGATATTTCATACTTATTAAAATTATAAATTACTTTCCAAGTTTCCATGCTGCTGCTACCTTTTCTATACCTCTACTACCAGTATACACCCCTAAGAACACTTTAGCAAGCTCATATATGTCTGCGGTCAACGTGACTAATCCAAATGATCCTGCAATGATTAACGCTACTATAGCTACGGAACATAATGGTCGCCACGATTGTGTTAGCCAATTATTAGAAGCGGCTTCAGCTTCACGTATTTTAGCATCGGCTTCTATGGCTTTTCCTTCTAGTTCAATTAGTTTAACTTGAACGTCTGATTGAATTTTTGCCAGTTCGTTGCGTAGTTTGTATTTTTCTTCCGTTGATGTGTGAACATTGTCTACAAGCTCTGCGGCTGGCTTAAATAAATCTGTTATGAAGTTAAATATGCTCATGGTGTTCCTTTATTATGCTAGGTTTGTATGTTCGTACCAATCTAACGACCACGTTAAATTTGTAGCGGATGTTCCTTGTTCTATTATTCTCACTAAGTACTTTGTATTTTGTTTGAGTACAATCTCTTCCTCGTCCCTACTGTTTCCTCCCATTCTACTTTGAACAGTTCCAGCAGTTCCTAAGTAACTTGTACAAATCACATCCCCTACTGCTGTTATTGTAGGATCTTCATATACTAAGGTAGTATTGTCGTCAGCTACATTTCTATTTCTGTTTCTGCTTGTTAACAGTGTTCCATTTGAGGAAGTTGTAGATGCTTCATATAATGTAACTAATACAGATGAAGTAGATGATCCAATCTCTATTATCATGTGCGCCCATTTGGTAGTGTTTGGCGTGACTATTAGAATGTTCTTTGTTGCAGATTGTAGTATTGATACTGTTTTTTTGTTCTTATAGTGAGTACCAGAATGTAATTCTGCGTGAGAGTATGAAACTTGTTTTACAGCATTATTTGTTGGATCTATCTGATCTACTGATACAGAAATATTTCCATTACTGTCAACTGCAGCTTCATTACCTATTGACGACTCAATGCTTACTGCTCTTTTATTTCCATAAGGAATTTTTGTAAATGTTGAAGCCATGTTATACTCCTTTTACATTGAACTGAGCCACTGTAATTGTTGAAGGATTGCCGCTAGAAGCATTTGTCCACACAATACGTACAAAATTATATCCAACATTATCTGCTACGAATAAATGATTTCCTGCTGCATCAATAGCTGTAGAGCTTTCAGCTAAATCAGTCCAATTAGTAGGGACTGTTTCGCTTTCATTTCCTAATTTTGGAGCGTCACAGCTTGCTTGGAGTTTAAATGCTCCATTTGGAGTTCCTGTAAATACTAATTGAATAGCGTAGTTTGCAATATGACCTAACCAGATTGCAGGACCTGTAATAGTCTCAGTCATGTTAGTGCTTGATAGTTTACTTGTGAAATTTTCGTTTTTGATTCTCATGATGTTCTCCTTCCGTCTGTTATTAGAGTTTTTATTTAGATTCGGATTTTTTCCGCTCTTTTATTTTGTTAAATATTTTTTCGTAGTTTGCCTTCATATCGCTGCGACTTTTGTTTTCGTTATAAATAGCCTCACTGCGATCATCCATTTTGCGATTAGCTTCTTTTTCGTCACGTGCGTCGGGATCGGCTTGTCCAGTTGTCTTGATGATTATCTTTCTAGGATCTATTTTTTGCTTTCTTGTTTTAAAAAATTCTGAAAAGTCCATGTATTATCCTTTGTGCTTAGTTAGTTTTAACTTATTTTTATTATCTATATACTATGAATTGTAATAAAGTTAAATTCAGGACCTGTTGATCTAAGTAATCTGGCTGCTGACCCCGAGTCAGCTTGGTAAGCAACAGCACTTAGTGTTTGCCCTTGTGTTAGGTATACGTCAGTTGTTCCGGTCAATCCGATTTTTGCTACTGTACTTAAATCAACTTGCCTATAAAATACACCATTTACAAAGAGGTTTAAGGCACTTATTGTTAAATTTGTGGTGTTTGCCCATTGGATACTTGACTTAACCGAGTACATACCGGTTCTCGGGGCGGTAAAAACCCACGATGCTCCGACTGTAACCGCATTATGTGTGTCATGTTCTTTTGTGGCGAAATTAATTACTACAGAACTTGCATTTGCAAAAGATTGCCCAGTAGTAGAGTTATAACTAGCATAAACACTTTCACTCGCCGCTATAGTCTGAGAACCTGTGTTGGATTTTCTAATATTTATGAAGTTAGCACTAGGGTCTCCATATATAGCCTTTGATACTCCACTATTCTGTACTGCCGCTATTTTTATTACATCTCCTTTAATAAGGGGTAATAGTTTTGTTACTTTAACATCATAATAGGCACTTGTTCCTTGTGTTAAAATTCTACTAACCGCAGCTTCAACATTATTAACCATGATATAACAACTAAAACTAAATGCAACGTTTACTACTATTTCTACTTGCGCATCAACCTCATACGTTCCATTTTCCGGCACTACATAACCCCAAGCGTTAGCGTATGTAGTTGACATAGCTACAGTAGGGTTTATGATATTTGAACCACCTTTTTCAAATATTTTATTTTCAAAACCAACATAGTTTGCAATAGTATCTGCAAGAGAGCTTGAGGTACTAGTACATGCGCTAAGACTTATTTCCCTGTTCATCGTAGTCTCGCTCATGACTACACCGGAAGACCAGCCGACAATTGGAACTTCATATTCCATATATAAAGAGTCACCAGTCTCTAAAACTACAGGACCACTAGCTCCTATTACTCCTGTAACAGAACCAGCGTCTATCATATATGGCTGTACGGCAGTAGTTCCAGCCCCCTTCATGATACCTCCGTATGAAGTACCAACACTACTATCATATATTGTCCATGTTCCTGAAGAAACTGACCGTATATTAGTAGCTATCATTTTAGCAGAATCAATAACCAATCCACTTGGTAGATTTACTGTAAAAGCACCGCTATTTGGCGCACCTGAAAGACCTATATAAACTATAGCAATAAGCTTGTCTCCCCTTCTCCAGTAATTAGCAATATAAGTTGAGTTTGTTGTCCAATGTCCAGTAGTTGTTAGTGCGCCTAGATAAACATCTGGTGCGCCAATTATAGCAGGTTTAGCAGATTTAGCTTCTACTTTATCAAATATAATTCCCTTTGATCTAGTAGTGTCTGCTGTAGCTATGTGCATTATAAATCTATATGATACACTGTCTGGAGAAGCTTGAAACGATCTATTGAATGTTGTGCTTAGAGCATTTGCTTTTATTGTTCCATCGGCAAACTCTATAAGTCTAGCATTTGTAATGTCGTAAATATAACAAATATAATCATCGTCTGCATATGCGTCGTATGTTCTATAATCAAACGAAACTTGCACCATAGAAGCTTTATCGGCTGAATCGACTATAAAATCTGTACTAACACCTTCGCCTTGAGCAGCGTTTGATACTGGTACTTGTAAGTAAAATGAATTATTTCCACGTAGGTTATTAGGTGTTCCCAATGTGCCAAATGATGATTGTCCGGCAGATCCTCCTGTTCCGTCTATTGGCTTTGCTACGGCTCCGTCGTCGTATTTGTTCCAATTTGTGGTGCTATTTTCTGCATCTGGGTTTGATATGTAGTTGTCGGTTGATTCGATGTTTTTCCATAGACCATTTGAGTATTTATATACTCCTTCTGGTAGAACTGTTCCGTCACTGTAAAAAACCATTCCCTCTACAGGATTGGTAGGTTTGGCAGACTGCGGTGTAAGCGTCTGTGTTTTTGATTTTGGATTATTACCTTGATACATTTTAACCTCTTTGAATTATTGATGTTATGTAGTTAGGTGTCTATGGGCTATGAGCCTGTAACATCATAGTATTGTTAGTTTATTCTAATTATTAGATTTTATACCAATTTGTGCCATCGCAAGCGTATATAACTGCGGCAAAATCAGAGTTTATAACGTCATTTGCGGCTCCGTCTATAGTTCCGCTAGCTGGAGTTACGGTTATATTGTTTGTATTGGAGTTTCCATTATCTTTAATTCTAACGTAAATATTGGCTGCAACGGCTGGTAAAGTAACTGCGCTTGATGCACTTGATGTGTCTACTAAATGTGTTTTACCTGCTACGGCTGTAAATGTTCCTGATGAGTTTGCGAAATCATATATAGATACACCGCCAATTGTGTTTAGTTGAGTTTGTATGTTAGATGATGCACCACTCAAATATCCAACTTCTGCGGCTGTAGCGGTTGATGCAGATAAAAAGCCTGATGCATCCGAAACTATGGCTCGGCTTGCAGTAAGGGCGGCTAGTTTATTAACGTCTATTGCGGCTGCGGCTTTTATGTTTCCGTTTGCGACGTTTGAAAGAACATTTCCTGTAGCGTCCACGTCAAATGTTTTGTTGGTAAATGTTTGTGCGTGTGATACAGTGGCGATTTCAACTAAAGATCCTACGTCTCCACACATAAATCTTGATGCTAGTGTGCTGTTATATCCTATGGCAGTGTCAGTAGCATCTGTCATTTCTACAGTGAATCCTGCGTCTTGAGTGTCTGCTGTTGCTTGATTTCCACCTTTATTAACAGTTATGTTTGCATCTACTACGTCTAGATTAGTTGTATTTACGTATGCTAGTGAACCATTTACTTGAAGATTTCCGGGAATTACTACAGTACTTGTGGCTCCAGCAAGTGTAAGATTGTTTGCGCCTAGTGAAGCTGCAATACTTAAAGTACCTGCTGCTGTAACATCTAGTGTTCCGTTAGTTGTAAGTAAAGCATTGGTTAATGTTTTATTAGTTAGAACTTTTGAGTTTGATGTTGTAAGTAGATTTACCGATGTAAAGTCGGTCCCATCAAAAAATCTAAGTGTGTTTTTTAGAAGCTTAACTGCGCTTCCTTGGAAAATAGTAGATGACATAAGTAGCCCCTTTGAGACTAGTAAGCCTTTCGACTTAAATTATTATTTATCCTAAACAATTGAACGTAATTTGTCCAACAACTATTGCAGAGTTTTCTAAAGCTCGTAGTGATACTCTAGTTCCACTTGGTAAATTCACATCTACGTTACCTCCTCCTAAAGGAAGTATAGTGTGTAGTACTTCACTCAGTGCTACTCCTGTATATAGACCTATTAAATAGCCAGTGGTATCATTTATTTCTATCTTTTTTACAGCGGCTGCTGTAGATGCTATTACTTGTAATGGATTTCCAGAACTAGCTGTTATAGGTGTTCCTGCTGCATCTATAAGCACTGCATCTAAATAATCTACAGGTGCTAATGCGTTTACGGTAACATTTCCAGAACTTATAACTACTGCGCCTGTATTACATGCAGTAATTTTTCCATCAATTGATGATAAACTATTATTTGCAGTGGTTTGATTTGCACTTGTTGATGCGCCTGTTGGCAATGGTAATGCTGCTGCGGATACTGGCACTGTTTGGTCTGAAGCAATATTTACTGGAACTGAAGCGACTGTAGCGGCTGCTCCAAGTGCTGGCGTTTTTGCATCAATTGATGTTGTGTCTTCGGCTATTGTAGTTGTATCTGCTTCGATTGCTACTAGTTCTGCAAGTTCTAAAACTTGATTAGCTGATGTAGCACCTCCAGCCAATGATACACTTAGTGGTGGATATAAAAATGTCATAAAAAATTCTCCTTATCTATTGCCTTTTGAGCAGTTTTCCGATTTCGTTAAGTACTGTAAATTTTCTAATACGTGAAGTCCTGATACTGTTTTACCTTGTAATGGAATTATGTGATCTACTTCAAATCCTTTTGGACAATTTATGTAGAATTCTTTTATTGCTTTTAAATCAGCATATTTTGGAGTTCTTTTTAGTTTTGCTGATCTTCTTTTTGCCGAACTTGCACAATGTTTTCCGGGATTATCTTTTCTCCATTTAGATCTTCGTACTCTTCCTTGATCTAAACATTTTTCTTTATGTTCATTGTAATACTTAAAAGACTTTTCTTTAAATTTATCTGGTGATTCTTTATACTTGTCTTTATATTGCTTTAATATACGTTTTTTATTATTTAAGTAATATTTATACGTCCTATCTTTTTCACATTCTTTGCACCAAGTTCTAGGTATTTTTATACCTTTTCTATTTTTCCTAAAATAGAATTCACTTAGCTCTTTTTCTGTATTACAGATATTACATATCTTCATATTATGCACCGACAGTATTAGCGTGGAATATAGCAGACATTACAGCACTGCCTGATGTACGTGTGTAAACTATTTTAATGAATCTGAATGGCATTGAATCGAAAATTATCTGGTGCGAGCCTGAATTTCCTGTGATATTTATTACAGCACTAAAATCTAAAGAGTGCCAAGTTTCTAAACCTTGGTTAATATCTACATCAGAATTATTTGTAGATTCTATTGTAATTACACCAACAGGTGAGCTGCCAGCGGACCAGTTTATGTCTATTGAAGCTTTGTCTAGGTTTTCAACATTAATTTTGTCTGATGATAGAGAGTTGTTAATTGTAACTGCATCTAATAGTTTGGTATGTTTTAGAACATTTCTTGACATAGGTTTCTCCTTTTAAAGGGTTAAGTAGTGTTATCTACAAGTTAGGTTGTATGACCTATATTGTATTGTTTTTATTTTATAATTATTAACGTATATGTTATTGTTCATATATTTTTACTAATCTAAGTCTCTACGGTTAGAGATTTTTGTTACTCCAGAAGCCTCTGATTCTGCTAGAGATAGTTTATCTGCTCTAACTGCTCCGATAGCTCCACCGGACTGACTTTCCTGTGCCTCAGAGAAGTGAGATTGTAATGCTCTAATATTGTTTGGATCTAGTGCGGAATCCGTAGATATATTTAACACTATTCCAAGACTTAATCGCTTTTTGTAGTCAATTGACTCTGGATTTTTAACTATTTGTTGCATTACTTTTTCTTGTATTCTCATGTATAGGTTAGGATATACGGCTTCTAAGGCTTCAATACTTTCTCTTGTTACCATTCCTGCCTCTATTTCGTCTAGCACAGACATTGGGTTTTCTACCGCTGCAACATACTTTTCAAATTTAGCTACTTCTATAGTCGATGGTGTCCATTGTCTACGTAAGTTTGTTAATACTCCTGTAGTTCTGCTATCTTTTGGTAGTTTAGATAATAAAAACTGTATACCATTAGCTAAAGTAACTTGAGCTTGCTGTGCTGCTAATGGAGCGGCTTCATCAATATTACTCATTTGTATACGCTCTAATAATTTATCTGGATCTGATGCCAATTCTTGTAAATTATCAGAAATGTTTTTATACGCTTCTTCTTTTGTTTTTGGAGCTTTTCCTAATACACCTTCTTCGTACTTTTTAGAAAATTGAGAGTTGGAAAGTGTTCTAGATACTACTGGAACATATGCTTTTGGAGCGTTGTAGAAAAATCCAGAAACTTTTGAGTTTATTTGTTTGTCTACGGCTTTATTGGCTTTTTCAATTCCTGTCAAAATCATTAATCTTTTTTTGAAATCAGATTGAATTGCTTTTGCTGTTCCAGCTACAAGTACTCCAGATTTTCCTAAAAATCCGCTTAGTAGCATGTCTTTGTAGTTTATGAAGCTAGAATTTTTTTGAGTGTCTAACTTCTTACCGAACGACTTCATAAATTCTTGAGCCGCTCCGTAGTTTAACATTTGTCTGTCTAGCTTTGCTCCTAGTTCACCACCGGCTGCTACGGCTAAATCACCAATTTCTTCTCGTAATGCTCTACTTATTGCTCTACTAACTTCTTCTTCTAATGGCAAATTACCTTTGTAATCCCATTTAGCTAGTTTTTGATATTTAGATTTAAGTTCGTTTATTGTTTTAGCTGGCATTATTTGATTAGATACTAAATCATCGTCGAACTCTGCTATTATACTTTCTATCTTATTTACTTTAGAAGATGCTCCTGCTAATACTCGTCCTTCACCATCTTTGAATTGTGCTGTAAGCTCATCTAGTTTAGATACTATTCTATTAGCTACTCTAGCTCTAGTAGGAAGTGCGCCTTTAACTTCTAGTACTCCTGTAATATCGTCTAAAGATTTTCCTATTTCTTCACCTGTTTCAGTTATAAAATCCTTCATTGAATTAAATAATTTTTTATTAGAAGAAAATACTCCTAATCCTTTCTTACCCATAACTTCACGTAACATTTCTGGAGTATGTTCATATAGTTTAGGATTGTATTGCTTCATTTTATAAATTTCTGTTGGAGTAGATCCTGCTAATTCTTGTGCGTTTCTAGCTGGATTCATTATTCCTTTTAGCTTTTTAGTTACCCATCCATCTACTTTTGGTTCGTCTTTGATTGCCATTTCAACATATTCAGGTCTACTTTTTACTAGAACTGGATTTGTCATGTCTGCGAATTCTTCGTTAAATGCGTTTTTTGCAGTTACTTTAAATCCATGTTTACCGTATAGTTCTGGAAGTTTTCCGTTTATGTTAAAAGCATCTAGTTTTCTAGCTCCATTAGCTATAGCGTGTTGCACTATATCGTCTCCTCTACCTTTTACAGTAGAAAATACAGATACTAATTCGTTTCCACCTTTAATAGCGTATCCTGACTTACCATCAGGAGACATAAATAATTGCATTGTTTTGTATTCTTCTGGAGTATATGGATGAATGTTAGCTCTAGCCATGTCAGAACTTTTAGTAAATTTATCTACTACATTTTTAAATTCTACTGGATCTACTTTATTACTAAATTTAGTATTAAGAGATTCTAAGTCTATAGGCTTTACTGCTTTTGATGATCTTATAACCGGAACTGCGGCTTGAATAGCTCCTAAAGTACCTCCAACAATACCTCCGAATAATGCACCTGTTCCAGCATGAGCTAAAAAGTTTTCTGCGTTGAAGTCTTCGTTACCTAACGCTTCTTCACTTATTAGTTTTCCCATTCCATAGAATGATCCTTCAACGGCACTGCCGGCTCCTTTAGCTATACCTTTTTTTAGTACTTCTTTTGCTAAAGATTTTTTACCTGTATCTGCTATTAACTTCTTTATTGTATTTGCAGTAAGATTTTCTACAGCTACTCCAGCTTTAGCTGCTGATTTAACTCCAGCACCTATACCTTTAGCTATAAGAGATTCTCCTCCAGATAATATTGCAGATCCTAAAACACCTGCTACTTCCCCAGTTATAGCTGAAGCTTCATTACGTTTTCTTCTTTCTCGTAATGCTTCTTTTGAAGCTAATCCTGTTTTAGTTAAAACTTGGTCAGATATACCGAACGATGCTCCAGATGCGGCTGATTCAACAAATGTTTGAATACTCTGATCGCCATATTTGTTTTCCATTTCAATTTCTGCGTCTAGTTCTGCATTTTGGGCTGGAGTTATAAGAGATTCTGACTGATCTGCTTGTGCGTTCATATCTGCTAAAAGCTCTTTTTCAAATTTATCGTTAGGCATGTTTACTTCCTATTCAAATTTTTTAAATGCTGGGTTTTGCTCTATTTTCTTGTCTACCGATTTATCGAAATTTTTTCTAGATAAGTTTGGGTTTTCTGCTGATTTTTTCTGCCATAATGCTTCTCTTGGAGATATAGCTTCTAGATTATAATCATCTACTACTAAAGAACTTGGAATTCCTTGATTACTAGATAGTTTTGAATATCTAAGGTTTATCATTCTCTGAGCTTTTAGTTGTCCTGATAGCATTTTTGCGCTTCTATTTTTAAAATCTGCTCTTTGAGTAGGTGATAATGTTCTACCTGATTTCAATCCATCGTAATATTTTTGCATTAGTCTATCTGGCAATGCTCCGGCTTCTGCCGCAGTTCTATATTCTGATTCTCTTACTACTGATCCGGGATCTAGCATTTTCATGTAGTTAAAAATCATAGCTACGTCACCTGCTGCTGATGGATTTGATACTGATTCAAGTATTCTGTTGTAAGATGCTACTACTTTTGCAGTACCCATATTGCGAGTTTCAGAATTATATTCAGTGCGTAATATTTGTGCCGCTTTAAAATCTTCTGGCTTGAATATTTGAGCTATTTGAGTTGCGCTTAAATTTTCAAGTTTTATGTTATTTCGTAGGATAAAATCTTTGTACTGCATTGCTTTAGCTTTTTCAAATCGTTCTTGTGCGATTTCATTTTGTTTAGCATCTGCCATTTGTTGTGCTAGTGCTAGTCTATCTTTTTTATCTTGGTTATTTGATAAGTCCGATAGTCTAGATATTTCCATAGATACTCGTTTAAAAGCGTCTTGTCGTTTTGCTAGAATGTTTGCATTGTCTAGTTTTTGAGATTCTATATCTTTTTCTATGGCTCTTTCAATAGCAGCCACTCCTAAGTTTCTTGGTGATGATCCAGCAGCACCTAAAAACATTCCTATACCCATTACAACTTTTTGCCATGTTGTTTTGCTATTCCAAAATCTATCATTGTCTATTGATTTTAATGAAAGATCTTCACTATCTAGTTTTGTTTGTGCTTTTTTTAATACTTCTTTTTGAGCTTCTATTTCATCTTGTAATGATAAGTCCTGTGCGGCTTGGATGGTTTTTTCTGTATTTATTTGATTAGCAAGCTCTGTAACTTTTGAAATACTTGGCTGTATTGATGTACTATTGTAGTTTACTTTAGTTGATACGTTTCTACTTGGTTCTTGATTGTAGTTTGGAACTTCTTCTTGTGTTCCTTGTTCTAACGCTTGTGGCTGATCTAATTGTTCTGGAGTATTTTTAACTAATTCAGTTGGCAAAGGTTCCATACCTTGACCACCTATTAGTTTACTTTTTGCAGCTTCTAATGTTTTTAGTTTAGTTTCTAACGCAACACTACTTAGACCATTTTGCTTCGCATAGTCAATGTTTGCTTGTAGTTCTTCTATTAGTTTCTGATTTTCTGCGGCTAGTGCGCTATTTTGTTCTTGTTGTTGTATGCTTAACCGTTCTTGTTTTTCTTTTTCTTGTCTATGAGCAGCAATAGCATTAGCTTCTTCTATTTCTGGAGTTTGTTCTGTTCCAGTTAAAATGGCTTGCATACCTCGTTTTTTATCTTTTTGAGCAGATGCGTCTAATGCAGATATGGTGGCTTGTTGAGCTTCTGGAGTAGAAGGGATAAGTACGCTATCATTTTCTAAACTTGTTAGATTGTCAGCAAAATTAGGATCTTGTATATTTTCAGCCATTTGTAGCTCCTTTACGTTATATTATACTACGATTTCTTCTTAGATTCAAGCTCAGATAGTCGTTTGTTTAAATGGGCTTGAGCGGCTAATATAGCTCCAAAACCTGATCCAAAGTCTACAGCTTTTCCAGTTGGGGTTTCTTTTACCATGCTTTTTCCTACTGGTCCAGCCTTTTCTAGATCTTGAGCCATGATGCCAAGTCTACGACCATGACCTGCGATTGGGTTGTTTTTATAGTCGTCTTTGTATTCATAGCTATAGGCTTGTAGTTTGTCTAGGAATGATTTTGGGTTAAAACTTTCATCTTTACTTTTTATGTTTTGTTTGCAGTTTTTATCTGATATTGCAGAAATCATTTGAGATGCTAAGTGAGATGAGTTTGCTGTTGGTCTTTCTCGTTTTAATCCGCTAGATATTGTAGCTAGTTTTGAAGGCTTTTCTTCTTTTCCTTTTCCTTCTTTTATTGTAGATTCTAGTTTAGATGTAAACGCTTCTGATATTTCCTTATTTGGTCCTGCAAATCTATCGTCGTCTTTTGTGCTTCTACCTTCTTCTTTTACGTTCATTTTATTCTTTATATCAGACATTGCTGACATTATCATTGGAGCCATTTTCGCTATTGTTTCTAGTCCCATTCCTCCTGATCCACCTTCTTTTTCTTTATATGGTGCCTCTACTGCTACTGCATTTCTAGATGGCATATTAAATTCTGCTTTAGCTGGGGCTTCTGATATTTTTACTTCTTGTTTTTCGGAAGGTTCTGGAGTTTTAATTTCTGGTTTTTCTGTAGTTTTAACTTCTTGTTTTTCTTGAGTATTAGAAGTATTAGATTCTTCTTTCTGTATATTTTGCTTGTTATTTTTATCTGATCCGAATTTCATTCCTGCTGCCTCTCCTAATTTACTTACAAAATTTCCTCTGGCGGCTGCTGATTGAGCTTGTGCGGTTTGATTTATTCCTTCTATGCCTAGGTTTTGTTGTACTTTTAGTTTTTCATAATCTTGTTTAGCCGATGCATCCGCTTGAGATAAAGCAACATCTTGTGCCCTTTGATTTTGCATTTGCGATGATAGGTTTTGTTCTGCTAGTTGTCGTTCTTGTAGTTTAGCTGTAGCAGCTTGTTCTGAAACATCCCTTCGTGCTGCGCCTTGCGATCTTGCAAATAATCTTTGTTTAGCTCCTGCGTTTCCACCACGTTGAGCTTGAGTAGCTGCTAATTGTTGAGCTAATGATCTATTTGAGGCTGCTCTTAATTGAGCTTCGGCTATACTAGGAGCTTGTCCACTGGCTTGAGCCTCTAGCCTACCTGTTTGAGCTAATTGCCTTTGTCTCAATGCTTCTTGAGTTCCGGTACCAGATTGACCTTGACTAAACGCATTTTGGTTTACATTGTATACGTTTGATTTAAACTGATCTAGTCCCATTGCATTTTTTGCACTTCCTAGAAGACTACTTGCTCCAGCTTTTAATTTACTTCCCCATCCCATATCAAATCTCCTTTTATAGATAGATTACTAATCTTATCACGATTTTAAGTTTATTACAACTCTATTAGATATTATTTTCCAAACTGTTGTGGCTCATTAACTTTGTATTCTGTGTCTTTTGTGCCTACAACGAAAGAAATGTTTGAAATTTCAAAACTTTCTCCCGGAGTAGCTAAAATATCTTCAATTTTAATCTTTATTGATTCACATTTTTGTATGTCTAGGTCTACTCTAAATTGATACTGATTAGCGGTTGATGTAGCAAAATCAGCTATAGGTATAACTTCAACTTGCGTATATGTGTCTATAAAGTTATAGGATATACTAACTCTTATAGTATGTGTAGATTTCCATGCTCCTAGAACTAAAAGCCTATACACTCTTTGGTAGTTTTGTACTCCTGCGAAGCTTAACCAGCCCGATTCTATTTTGGTTACTATAGAAGATCCTGCGTCACTGTATGAAGTGTTTTCTAAGTATAATTTATCATCGTTTCGTAAGTAGTAGTAGTTTTGATCTAGTACTAATGCATTTTTACCAGAATGATTTGTGTACGTGGACCATTTGTCTAGCTCGTAGTTGTATACTAGGCATGATCCATCAGATGTTAGGAATCTTACTTGATTATGTTCTGCTACTGCGTTTGCTGATGTTATGGTAAGATTGTTAAATGCTTCTACTGGAGCACCTATATAAGTTGTTGATAGACCTTTTCCTAGCATGTATATTCCGTTTGCGCTTTTGAACATTATTCCGCTAGGTATGGAAACTACACTGTCTGCGTCTACACATCCTATTTCTTCTGTTATTATTTCTGGTACTGTGAAGTCTCCATTTTCTCCAAGATTGTTAGGTCCTGATCCAGATACATAGAATATAGCATTTTCTTTAAATATTATTAGTTTCTCCTTTATAGATTTTAAGTACTTTATATCTCCACCTTTATCTGATATTGGTATATATAAAGAGTCATTGAATTCTACAGGAAATCCTTCCTCTACTATTTTGGAATAGTTTATTTTACTTTCACCTTCTACTGAGGTAAATATTCTTGATTGATGTTCTTCCATTGATGTGCATTGACTGGCTGGAGTATTTTCTAGAACGTCTCCAGTTGTGTATAGTACTTCATTATCTATTAAATCTGCATCTGTAGTAGTATCATAAAATGTATTTGTATCTACTGTAGGTACGCTTATTGTAGGACCAGTAGTTTGTGAAACTTTATAGAATATCGTTCCAGCGTTTTCTGTTCTATACACTTCTAATATTACGTCTGTCTTTTCTGTCAATTTTAGAGTTTCTATAATTACTTGTACAGATTGTGTAGATGTTCCAGCACTTAGTGTTATTGGCACTGCTATAGATGGTGCTGATCTGTGTATTATTCCTTGTGCGTCAGTCCATGCATATACTACTATATATTCGTATGTTCCGTCAGACATATATCCAGATGTTATTCCAGTAAGTGTTATCTTATCTGGATACATATGAAATCCATGCTCTACAACTCTTGTACCATCGTACATTTTTAGTAAGCCATTTGCTATGTGTAGATTATTTGATATTTCTTTACATACTGGAGCAGATGTTACGGAAAAATCTAGTACTAATTTATCTACACCTGTTATAGATACTAGTGATGTTCCATTAGAATATGTTATACCTATTGTCGGTATAGCGGCTGAATATCTGTTAGAATCTATTACTGATACTGTTTGTAGATTATACGAGTTAGATCCCGGTAAGTCTATACTTCCTGTTAGCATCCTAGTTATTATTGCTCCGTATATGTCTATAAGGAACATTGAGTTTTGTGTGCCAGATGTGGTTAAGTATGATGCTAGGCAATAGTAAGAACTACCTCTCTTAAATATATTAGACTGTAGTGTTAGTCCTCTATAAACATCTGTAGCTGTTCCAATTGTTCCTGCTGTAGTAACTGATTGTCTTTTAATGTAGTTAAAATTTTGAGGATCTACTATAAAAGAGTACGCTACTACATATGTGTTTGTAGCTGTTTCATGTATTGATGTTCTATTTACTTTAAATGAACTTGAAAACGAATCTAAATTTGTAGGAGCTAGTACGGTAGTTGTTAATGTTTTATCTACTACTACTGCTTTTACATATTTAGTTCCTCCTAGATTTGTTGAGTATGAACATACTACTCTTTTTGAACTATCAGTTGTCATGCATATAGCTCCAAAATTTGTTTCTGCTGCTATTTCATAAGGTGCTGATACAACATCCAAAGCACTAATAT